TTCAGCATGAAGCGCAAGCGCACGGGCGCCGTGAAGGTGAATGCGGCACCGGTGGTGATCGTGAGCGCAGTTGCTGGCATGGTGAAATACCTATGGGCGGGTGTGGACAGCGATACGCCAGGCGTCTTTGGGGGCGAGTTCACCGTGACGGGACTAGCTGGAGGCCCAGCTGTCTTTCCGACCAGCGGGAGGATCTGGATCACAGTGGTTCCGAAAGCATCAAGCTAATGCCGAATCCTCTCGTACTGACTGGTCGCCGATTCGGTCGACTCGTTGCGCTGAGTGGTGTCCGCTCGGGCGATAGTAGGCGTCGCTGGTTGTGTCAATGCGACTGCGGATCCACAGTCGCGGTAATTACCTATGATCTCATGAATGGCAATACTCAATCGTGCGGGTGTCTTCAGCGTGAGAGAGCGTCGACCGCCACGCGGACGCATGGCTGTACCGAGACGAGACTTTACGGTGTCTGGCAAGCGATGCTCAGGCGGTGCGATTGTCCGACGGTAAAGACGTATCCGTACTACGGTGGGCGTGGGATTCAGGTCTGCGAGCGGTGGCGGAAGGACTTCGCTGCCTTCGCAGCGGACATCGGGCCAAAGCCATCGCCTCAGCACACCATTGATCGCATCAACAACGATGGGAATTACGAACCGGAGAACGTGCGCTGGGCTACACGGTCAGAGCAGATGCGCAACCGTCGGCGCTGTGGCACAGCATTGCCGAAGGCGAGCAGCTAAATGCAGACACGCCCACTCAACGAGCGTCCTGGTGCTGAGGTATTCCGTGCGTTCGTGGAAGAGCTGACGGCGCTGCTCCAAGCAGACTACACCGGGAACGTGACCATCCGGGTGCAGCATGGCATCATTCGGAACTACCGCACCGAGAAGGTGCATCTGCCCGGGGAAACGTTGGTAGCGAAGGAGTAAGTACACTAGATTGGTGGGCAGGTAGGGGGTCAACCGTGTCGTTTTGGGGGACTGAGTGGTGCCTCGTAACCGTGGTCGCCGATGGATGCGGATACGCGCAGTAGTGCTGATAGAGGAACCGCTGTGCCAGTCGTGTCTCGCACGAGGCCGCACGACAGCCAGCGAGGAAGTCGATCACATCGTCCCGCTCGAGGCCGGTGGCACCGACGATCGGGAGAACTTGCAGGGGATCTGCGGTGACTGCCATAAGGTCAAGCATGGAGCGATGGCGAGGGTGGGAGTCGATGGCTGGCCAGTGACGTAGGGGGGGGGGATCAAATCTCTGATGATCTCAGCCCGGAGACCGCGCGCTGCCTTTGCGACCATAAACGGGGAAAAATGAAAATGTTGCGAGAGGAATCATAAAAAGATGGGGAGTCGTGGTCGACACTCTGCGGCCGAGTTCGAACTCATCCACGGCGGTCTCGCAACGCCGCTGCCGGTCGGGAAGCGCCCAAAACCGCCGCCGGAACTGTCTCCAGAGGAGGCGAGGGAGTGGCGCGCGATCGTCGACGACAAGCCCGCGGATCATTTCACGCGGGAGATGTGGGGGCTGCTGGTGCAGCTCTGCCAGTCGAAGGTGTCGCTTGATTATCTCGCGCGCGTTAAGCGTGCGTTGCATCGCAAACCGCTCGCCAAGTTCGACGCGACGGCCTACAACCAGATCAGCAACCTCCAGGCCCGCGAGGCGCGGACGCTCCGCGGAGCGATGGCCGAGCTGAGGCGCTATGCCGCGAAACGCGAGAAGAACGCCGGCGGAGGGAAGCCGCTCCCGCCGTGGGCCGACGAGGACGAAGAGGACTAGGACTCGAACCCGTGGGGAGCGAAACATTGCGTGGATCGAGCGGCATTGCCGGATCCCAGAGGGACCACTGGTGGGTCAGCGCGTGAAACTGCCCAAGTTTCACCGCGACATCATCCGGGCGATCTACGATACGCCCACCCGGACGGCCATCGTGTCCTTCGCCCGGAAAAACGCGAAGTCGACGCTAGCGGCATTCCTGCTCCTCCTGCACACGGCAGGGCCTGAGGCGCGGCAAAATTCCGAGTTGTTCAGCGCGGCGCAGTCGCAGGATCAGGCCGCGATCGTCTTCCGTCTCGCCTCGAAGATCGTCCGCTTGTCGCCGACGCTCTCGCCCTACGTGGTTGTGCGCGACACCACAAAACAACTGTACTGCCCTGGCATGGGAACACTGTACCGGGCCTTGTCCGCCGAAAAGAAGACGGCGCACGGCCTCTCGCCGATTTTCATTATCCATGACGAGCTCGGTCAGGTGAGTGGGCCGCGGTCTGATCTCTACGAGGCGCTGGAGACTGCCACCCAGGCGCACGCTGACCCGCTGTCGATCATCATCTCGACACAAGCACCCACCGACGCGGACCTGCTATCGATTCTGATCGACGACGCGCAGACGGGCGCCCGTCCGACGGTAAAGTGCTTCCTCTATACAGCGGACCGGGAAGCGGACCCGTTCGACGTCGCGACGATCCGGCAGGCGAACCCGGCGTTCGATGAGTTCCAGAACCAGAAAGAAGTGCTGGCGATGGCGGAGGCTGCGCGGCGGATGCCGTCGCGCGAGGCGGAATACCGGAACCTCGTCCTGAACCAGCGCGTCGAGAGCGTGAGCCCGCTGATCTCGGTGTCGATCTGGAAGGCCAACGGCGGCACGCCGCTCGCCGATTGGAGCGACGGCCCGGTCTACGGCGCGCTCGATCTCGCGGACACGACGGACCTGGCCGCGAACGTCTGGGTCACCGAACGCGAGGGCCTCTGGCATGTGCGCCCGACCTTCTGGTTGCCGGCCGAGGGGCTCCGGGAGCGCGCGCGCATCGATCGCGTCCCCTACGATCTCTGGCACGAGCAGGGATTCCTCGAGACCACCCCGGGGAAATCGATCGCCTACGAGTACGTCGCGCAGCAGGTCGTGGCGATGCTGGAGACCATGGATGTCCGCAAAGTGGGATTCGACCGCTGGAACTTTAAGCATTTCCGGCCGTGGCTCATCAAGGCAGGCCTCAGCGAGGAGCGCATTGCGGATCTGTTCGTCGAGTTTGGCCAGGGCTTCAAGGATATGACGCCGGCGGTGCGGACCCTCGAGACGGTGCTCCTGGATGCCAAGATCCGGCACGGCAACCACCCCGTGCTCACGATGTGCGCGGCGAACGCCGTGGTGAAGGGCGACGAGGCGGGTGGGCGGAAGCTGGACAAGCTCCGTAGTCGGGGCCGGATCGACGGGATGGTCGCGCTGGCGATGGCGCTATCGGTCGCGAGCGAAGGGATCCCGTCCCTCGGGTTCGTGGACGAGCCACTGGTGGTGCTATGAGTGTACAGAGGCCTGGGCCTATGCTGCGAAAAATCATCGGAGCCTTGGCGGTCTTATCTCCCGATGACCGTGCAGTAATTCACCGGCTGGCCCTTCTGAAGATCGCCTCCATGCCGGAGAATGTACGCAATGAGGGCAAAATACTCGCCGACAAGCTCATGGTGCGAATTCTGACGCAGAAAGACCCCCAAAGTACGACGAACCCCAAGGCTCTAATGCAGGAGATGCGGCGGGAATTGGCTCGAATGGAGGCATTGCCGTGAGGCTGTTCGGGTTCGAGGTCACGCGGTTCAGCGCGAACACGCTCTCGCTGGATCAACTCATCAAGCGCCTCGACGCGATGCTGGCGACGATCAGCGGCATCCCAGTGACGCCCGACTCGGCGATGGAAGCGCCGACCGTGCAGGCGATCGTGCAGGCCGTCGCTGGCGCCATTTCGACGCTGACTATCCAGGTACTCGAGAAGACGGTGAGCAAAGGCCGAACGCGCAAGGAGCCGCTCCCCAGCCATCCGGTAACACGTCTCTTGTCGGCGCCGAATGACACCCAAGACCGGGTGACGTATTGGCTCGACTCGACGAGCTGGCTCATCCGCTACGGGAATCACTATGCGGTGAAGGGGCGAGGACAGACGGGGCCTATTCGTCGGCTCGTGTCCGTGCCACCAGGCGAGGTCACCGTCGAACAGCAGGACGATCGGCGGCTAATGTACCGGATCGGGATGGAGCCGTTGCGCACGGCGGCGCAGATGCATCACGTCCGCGGGGCGGCCCGCAACGGCTATTGCGGCGACTCGCCTGTGATGGACGTGCGCGAAGCCATCGCGCTGGAGATCGCCGCCGAGCGATTCGGGGCATCCTTCTTTGGCAACGGCGCAATGCCGCTGCTCGTGTTCAAGTACATGCAGGGCTCGGCGGGACATAAGAGCGCGGCCGGTCGCCAACAGTTCATCGATGACTTCCAGCAGAGTCACAGCATCCCGGGCCGACGGGCGCTCAAAGCCCTACTGCTGCCGTTGGGCATGGAGCTTGAGGATCCGATCAAACTGGAGAACGACAAGGCACAATTCCTCGAGACGCGGAAGATGCAGCGCACAGTAATCGCCGGCGCCTTCGGCGTGCCGCCGCATCTCGTTGGGGACCTGGAGCGAGCGACATTCTCCAATGTTGAGCACCAGAGCTTGGAATTCGTACAGCGCGTCGTGCTGCGATATGTGCGGATGTTTGAGGCGGCGATGGAGCGCGACCTGCTAACCCCAGAGGATCGGGCGCAGGGGGTCATCATCCGGTTCAACCTCGATGCGCTGCTGCGGGGCGACTTCCCGACACGGCAAGCTGGTCTCAAGATCCAGCGCGAAGCTGGCGTCATCAATCCGAACGAGTGGCGCGAGCACGAGGATATGAACCCGCGGGAGGACGAGGGCGGCGAAGCGTACTGGGACAAAGGTCCCTCCGGCCAAGGGTCAGAGCCCGCTACACAACCAGAGCCCAACGCGAACGGGAATGGCAATAGTGGCGTGCCCCAGAATCGGTTGGCAGGGAGGCAGACATGAAGACGGCTCCGCGTAGCCCGTTCCGTCGGTCGCTCCCGTCCTCGCTCATTCGCGCGAAGGGCGATGCGGTAGAGATGCTGATCTACGACGAGATCGGCTTCTTCGGAATCAGTGCCAAGCAGGTCGCCGACGAGCTCGCCCAGGTCGAGGCGGACACGATCCATCTGCGGATCAACTCGCCGGGTGGTGACGTGTTCGATGGCGTGGCCATCCATAACGCCCTCCGGCAGCACCCGGCGCAGATCATCACGCACATCGATGGCCTGGCCGCATCGATTGCGAGTGTCGTCGCGCTCGCCGGCGATGAGGTGCGGATGGCTCCCAATGCGTTCTTCATGATCCACAACCCGTGGGGTATTACGATCGGAGACGCCAAGATCCACCGCAAGATGGCCGATACGCTCGAGAAGATCGGCGAGGGCGCGATCGCCAGTACGTACATGGCGAAGACGGGCGAGGCGCTCGAGACCATCGAGACATGGATGGATGAAGAGACCTGGTTCAATGCCCGCGAGGCGGAGAAGGCGGGCTTCGCGGATGTGGTCGAGGAGGCGGCGCCGGCGGAAGCCCGCGTGCTGCCATTCGATTTGAGCATTTACCAGCGCGTCCCGGCGGGTCTGGAGTACGAGCCACCCGACGACGATGTGCTTTTGACTGCTGAGAAGGTGCGAGAGTATGAGGCCATCCTTCGCGAGGAAGGATTTTCGCATAGAGAGGCCGTGACGGCGCTCTCGGGTCTCAAGATTCTATGCCAGCGCGACGCTGGCATACCGAGCACACTGCCTCGCGACGATGGCGGTGCGGATCGCGGGCCTGCTGCGGCGTTGGCGGCCGCCCAGGCCATTCTGGCCAACCTCGCGGTTGGCACCATTCGTACCGAAAGGTTCTCACGATGAAAACGCTATACCATCGCACCGAGCGCGAACGCTGGGGACATCACCAGCGGACGACCGCGCCGAGTTTCTGGACCGGAGCCTACTTACTGCTCATTGCTATTGTGGCACTCGTCGCGCTGACCGTGCCAACGCTGCTCTGGGCGGTTCGTCCCATCCTCAACGAGGTGGGGGCGGTCGGCGGCGCTCCCGATACGAGTATGGTCGCGCTCACCAAAGCGATCAACAAGGTCGGGGAGTCGTTCGATGAGTACAAAAAGACCAACGACGAACGCCTTGAAGCCCTGAAGAACGGCGACGAGGGCCGCGCCAACGAACTGAACGAAAAGCTGACGAAGATCAACGCGGACCTCTCGCAATTCGTTGCCCAGAGGAAGCAGATCGAGACGGAGCAGCAGATGCAGCGGGAGCGGCTCGAGGAGATCGAGGCGCGCGCGAGCACGCCCCACAAGTCGGCGCTGGAAACGAAGCGGGATGAGTACCGCAATACGTTCGTCGCATGGCTCCGCAGCCGGGGTACCTCGCCGAACCTGGAGCAGCAGCTCGAGTCGCAGTACAAGGATCTCGTGATCCGTGGCGATATCACCATCGGCACTGGGGCGGCTGGCGGGTTCGCGGTGCCCAAGCAGATCGCGGCCGAGATCGAGCGGCTCGAGAAGCGCTTCTCCCCGGTTCGCGATCTCGTCAGGGTGATCAATGTCGGGACGAGCGATTACCGGGCGCTCGTGAACGTTCGCCAGAATCCACTGTCGAGCGCGCTCTCTGGGTGGGTAGGCGAATCTGGTTCGCGCACTGCAACGGTCACCCCGCAGCTCCGCGAGGTCGTGCCGACGCACGGCGAGCTGTATGCCTATCCGCAGGCGTCGGAATGGTCGCTCGACGACATGTTCTTCAACGTCGAAGAGTGGCTCGCTGAGGAAGTGGCGCAGGAATTCGCGCTGCAGGAAGGACTTGCTGTCATCCTCGGCAACGGCACGAGCAAGCCGACCGGGTTGCTCAACTCGGCGCCGACGTCGGTTGCCGACTTCGCCTCGCCGATCCGCGCGGCCGCGGTCTACCAGTTCGTGCCGTCGGCGGCCTCACCGGATGCGATCCTGCCGGACGTGTTGCTCACGCTGGTCTACACGTTGGCGTCGCAGTACCGCCAGAACGCGTCCTTCGTGTTCAACTCGGCCACGGCGGGCGCCATTCGGAAGCTCAAGGACACCACCAACCAGTACCTCTGGCAGCCTGGCCTCGCGGCCGGACAGCCGGACCGTCTGCTCGGCTACCCGACGGCCACGTGGGAGCAGATGCAGGACGTCGGGGCGAACACCCATCCGGTGGGGTTCGGAGACTTCCGGCGCGGCTACCTCTTGGTCCAGCGGACCGAGATGCGCATGACGCGGGACAACGTGACAAACATCGGCTTCGTCCGGTTCTACATCCGCCGGCGCGAAGGCGGGATACCATGGAACAATGACGCAATCAAGTTCCTCAAGACGACCTGATGACGGCGGCTGATGTTGGGCTGGCCGGTGCTTCGGCGCCGGTCAGCCCAATGTTGGAAAAGCTCGCGCCCCGCTGGTCGCAGTGTATTGTCGCGGCCACGGGGCCGTCCCTCACGCCGCTCGTGGCCGATCGGTGCGCGGGCTGGCCGGTTGTGGCCGTTAACGACGCCTATCGCCTCATCCCCTCCGCGCCCGTGCTCTATGCCTGCGACCCTGATTGGTGGGAGCTCCATCAGGGGTGCCCCGACTTTGCTGGGGAGAAATGGAGTTCGCACGACCCGCTCAACAACAACGACAAGCTGGCTGTCGCCCGGCGATACGGGCTCCGACTCGTGGGAGGCCGCGACGGGGAAGGGTTCTCGTTTGACCCGTCGGCTATCCACTACGGCTCGAACAGCGGCTTCCAGGCGATCAACCTCGCGCTGCTGATGGGCGCGCGGCGGATTCTTCTCGTGGGGTTCGACATGCACTCCCGCGGCGGCCGCCACTTCTTCGGGGATCATCCCGAGCCGCTCAGTAACTGGATGCAGTTCGAGTCCCTGGTGCCGACCTTCCGGCGCGCTGCGCGGCTCTTGCCGCCAAGCATTCAGATCATCAACTGCACGCCGGGGTCGGCGCTGGATTGTTTTCCACGGTTGTTACTCGAGGAGGCCCTGTGTTTGTCGCCTGTGTGAAGGTGGGCACGCTGTACGGTCCGGAATACGTGAACCGCCTCGCCGCGATGGTGGCACGCAACACGACCCGAGCACATCGCTTCGTCTGTCTCACCGACGATCCGCGCGGCCTGACCTGCGAGTTCCTGCCGGTCGATACGGATCTGACGGGCTGGTGGGCGAAGCTCGCGCTATTCAAGGACCGGGTCTTCGGGGAGCGCGTGATCTACTTGGACCTGGACACCGTCATCTGTGGCAACATCGATTTCCTGTTCGACTACACCGGGCCGTTTGCCATCCTCCGCAGTTTCCTGCCCCCAAGCCGCTACGGCTCTGCCGTGATGTCGTTCATCCCAGGGCTGGGATACCTGTGGAATGATTTCACGCGTGACGTCATGGCGCGGCTGTACGGGGATCAGGATTGGATCGAGGAGCGTGTGCCGGCGGTCGATTGCTGGCAGGATATCGCCCCGGGCGCGATCGGCTCCTACAAAGTGGACGGGCTTGAGGATGGGCCGAAGGACTTCGCGATCGTCTGCTTTCACGGGGAGCCGAAACCGCACGACGTGACCGAGGGCTGGGTGGGCGATGTCTGGCGGTAACGGCATCCTCACGCACACGCTCGAGCGGCCGCCCGGGCTGATCGAATGCCAGACAGTGCTCGACATCGGCGCCGGTGTGCGGCCGATGCAGTGGTACAGGCCAGCGCGCCACTTCTGCATTGAGCCCTACGAGCGCTACGTCAGTGTCCTCGAAGCTGTGAGTTGTGATGGGCTCCGCGTATACGAAGTGCTGGTAGGGACGGCCCTCGAGGGGCTTCAATATTTTGCAGCGCGCAGAGAAACGTTCGAGGCGATTTATCTCCTCGACGTCATCGAGCACATGGAGAAGGCAGAGGGGCAGCGAGTCCTGCAGCTCGCGCAGCAAGTAGCAACCGTGCAGATCGTCGTGTTTACACCGAACGGCTTCAAAGAACAGACGCGTGACGCCTGGGGCTACGAGGGTCACGAGTGGCAGACGCATCGCAGCGGTTGGACTGCTGAGGACTTCCGAGGGTGGTGGGCCATCACGTACCCCACGCCGGACTCGCTTTTTGCGGTGTGGTGCGCGCCATGACCGATTTTATGACGTCGCTGAAGCCGGCCTGGCACTTGGAGAAGATCGCCAAGCTCCGGGCGGGGGAGAACATCGTCCCGACACACCTGCAGCTGATCATCTCCGATCTCTGTAACCAGGACTGTCACTTCTGCGCCTACCGCTCGAGCGTTGGGTTCTCCGTCGAGAACTTTCCAGAAGATGGACGCAAGAACCCGATCCGCTTCATGCCAACGGACAAGTGCCGCGAGATCCTCGCGGACTATGCGGAGCTCGGCGGCAGGGCGGTCGAGTTCACCGGCGGCGGCGAGCCCACGGTCCACAGGGACCACCTGGAGATCATCGGGTTCGCCCAGCAGCTCGGACTGCAGACGGGGCTGGTCACAAATGGCGTGCGCCTGCGCGATCACGCGGTATTCCATGCGCTGGACTGGCTCAGGATCTCGCTTGACGCCGGCACCGAGGCGACGTATCGACTCGTGCGGAAGTCGGACGCGTGGCCGATCGTCATGCGCAATCTGAAGCTCGCCGCCGGGCTCCGGAAGCCGAAGGTCGGCGTGGGCTTCGTCGTGACGCGCGAGAACTCCCACGAGATCGAGCAGGCTTGCCGTGTCGTCCGCGACGCGGGGATCCCCTATATCCGGATTTCGGCCATGTTCTCGACCCTCGGCGCGTCATACTACGAGGGCATCGAGGTTCGCGTGCCTGAGGTGGAAGGTCTGCAGATCGTCAATTGCTTCCCCGCCCGGATTGGGGACCTGACCCAGGGTCCCCCGGACTACGACTTCTGTGGCTATCAGCAGTTCGTCCTCTACATCGGCGGGGATCAGAACATCTATACCTGCTGCACCAATGCGTACACGACGGCGGGGAAGATCGGGGATCTCAAAGAGCAGCGGTTCAAGGACTGGCTCGCGAGCTATGATCGCCGGCAGTGGGATCCCCGCAGTTGTCACCATTGCCAGTTCAACGACAAGAATCGGATCATCAACTATCTCTTGGCGCCGGAGCCAGAGCACGTGAACTTCGTATGATTTCGCTCTGCATGCCCTACTACTCGCGCCAGGAGGCGTTGGATCGCTCGCTTCGCTCGTTGCGGGTGCACTATCCGGCACTGGAGTTCGAGATTGTGATTTGCGACGACGGCTCGCCCGTGACCGTGTACGCCCCGGGATGTTGGGTTGTGCGCCTGCCCAGGAAAGGGCACGCGTTGAATCCCTGTGTCCCGATGAATCGCGCGGTTGCCGACGCGAGGGGCGACATCCTGGTTCTCACAGGGCCGGAGATTGAACACCGAGCGCCCGTGCTCGGGGCGATGGTCGCCGACCTCGGACCGAATGACTATGTGATCGCCGCTTGTCGGGATACGGCCGGCCCATGGCTCTGCGCGAGTTCTGTGCGGGGGGGCGAAGACGGCCGCGGCGCGATGCCCGCCGGATCGGGCTTCCACTTCTGCGCGATGCTCCATCGTGCTCTGTTTGAGCGCGCCGGCGGGTTCGATGAGGACTATCGTGAGGGCCAGGCGTTCGATGACAACGATTGGCTTTTCCGGCTCGAGCGAGCGGGCGCGCGATTCCGGCTCCGGGATGATCTCGTCGTCTGGCATCACCGCGTCCCCTGCGCTTGGCCAGTGGGTGGCCATGAGCGGAACCGCAGGCTCTTTGACGCGAAATGGGGGGTCCCATGTACGACCGCCTGATCCGCGGGAGCCTGGCGTTGGCGACCGCGCCCGTCGAGGAGCCGCTCGCTCTCGAGGACGCAAAGCATCATCTCCGCGTGACGTGGGATGACGAGAACGAACGGATCGAGGCACTGATCCAAGCGGCCCGTGAGCATATCGACGGGCGGGATGGCTGGGTCGGGCGAGCACTCATCACCCAGACCTGGGACTACACGCTGCGTGAATTCCCGGTCGAGGACTGCATACGTCTGCAGCTGCCGCCGGTGCAATCGATCGTCTCCGTCAAGTATCGCGACGTGGCCGGGAACCTCGTGACGTTCGGGTCGACGAACTACACGTTGAGCAGTGATCACGACTGGCAGCCGGAAGTCCGCTTGGCCTACGGCGCGAGCTGGCCGGCCACGCGCGACGACCTGGACGCGGTGGTCATTCAAACCGTCAACGGGTACGGGCTGACCGCGGAGACCGTGCCGCAACCGATCCGGCAGGCGCTGCTCCTGCTTATCGGGCACTTCTACCAGAACCGGGAGCCGGTGAACATCGGTAACATCACGACGCCTTTGCCGTATGCGGTGGAGGCGCTGCTGCAACCGTATGTGATCACGGCATTCTGAAGGTGTTTGCACCAGTGGTGATGCGGGCCTAAATTGTCGTAGCGGAGTTACCAGCGTTCCTGGCGCTCCGATTCGCCCAGTCAGGCTGCGTCGGGGCGCTTTTTCATAGGGTCGGCTTGCCCAGCGCATCGGGCGGGCGTTCTCGCATGAGAGGACTCGATGGCTCGTCGCGAACTTCGGGAGATGGATCGGCCGCAGGCACCGGGGGCTGGGGAATGCGATCGGCTCATCCGGATCCTGTCGGTGCCAGAGACGCAGAACAGCCGCGGCGAAATGGCTCCGGGGATCCCGGTGGTCGTGGCGACGGTGTGGGCGAGGAAGGTCCCGCTGGGCGGCGACGAGGGCATCGTTGCGAGCCAACTCCAAGCGACAGCGGCTTATCGCTGGGAACTGCGCCACTATGTGCCCGGGGTCGCGCCGAAGATGCTGGTGGATGAACGTGGGGTCCTGTTCGACATCAACGAGGTCCAGGAAGTCGGGCGACGCGTCAGCCTCGATCTCGGGACGACGCAACGAGGGATCTGATGCGCGAGACCATCCGAATGGACTTTCCGAACGGGAAGCAGCTCGCCAAGGCGTTGCGCGCGCTGTCGGCTGAGACGCGGGGTGCGGTGCTGGCGGCCGCGCTCGAGCAAGGGGCGGAGCCGATTCACGCGGCGGCTGTAGAGCGTGCCTCAATCCACCGTTGGCCGCGCCGGCATCCCGAAGCGGTGCCGCTTGCCGAGACGATCCACATCGCCGTCGAGCGCATTGCCAAGGAGAGTGCCACCGTCGACGTGGGCACGAATTCCAAGATTGCGCACCTCGACGAATTCGGTCATGCGCTGGTGCGCAACGACCAGACGATCGGCCACGTCCAAGCCCATCCATTCCTGCGGCCCGCCATCGACGAGCATGTCGAAGAGGCGGTATCGATCATCGGCGCGTCGTTGGGCGAGACCATCGACAAGCTGTTTCGGAAGCAGGCGCCGCATGAGGAGTCGTGAGCACGATCGACGACGCGCTCGTCGCGCGTGCGGCCGCGTTCAGCGGGCTCACCGCGCTGATCGGCAGCGCCCCGATGCGGCTCTATCCCGTCGACGCGGCGACGCAGAACGCGCTCCGGCCGTATGCGATCTACCAGCTGATCAGCGGGCCGCGCGAGCACGCAATGAACGCCGATCCCGGCATGGTGCACGCGCGCTTCCAGTTCAGCTGCTGGGGCGACACGAGCACGGATGCGAAGACCCTCGCCGACCAGGTGCGCGCGTGCTACAGCCGCTTCCGCGGAATCCTGCTCGGCGTCGAGCTCCTCGATGTGTTCGTGGACAACGAGCACGATCTGGGGCGCGAGCCGGACACGCGCCTCTATCACCGCGCGGTGGACCTGACCGTGTGGCATCGGGAATGAGATGAGTACCCAGATCGCGAACGCCAAGATCTGGCTCGACTCTATGGACATCACGAGCGACGTCAACGCCGTCGCGCTCGAGCAAGGCGTGGAGCCGAAGGACAACACGACGTTCGGCGCGATCGCGCGGACGGCTGTGCCGGGTCTCTTCACCGCGCGCGCGACGGCCGCTGGCCTAATCAACTTGGGGACCGGGCTCTCGGAAGAGTTTCTGTCCTCAAAGCTCGGCATTATCGACCTGCCGCTGTCGTTCGCTGGCGCGGGCGGTGCCGATGGCGATCTCGCCTACAGCATAATGGCGGCGCTCGGCGCCTTCACGCCGTTGCAGGGCGAAGTCGGGGAGCTCGCCAAGTTCAACCTTGAGGCCATGGCCACGAGTTACGAGCTCGTGCGCGGCATCATCGGGAAGAATGGCACCGTCGTGGGCGCGGGCAGTGGCACGGCCTTCAATCTCGGCCTGGTCGGCTCTGGCAAGCAGCTGTTCGGCACGCTGCACGTGCTGGCGATCGCCGGCGGCGGGACGTGGACCATTAAAATCCAGTCGGACGATACGAACGGATTTCCGAGCGCGATCGACCGGATCACGTTCAACGCGGTGACGGTGAAGGGATCGCAGTGGGCCGTTCCGGTCAACGGAGCAATCGCCTCCGATATCTGGTGGCGCGGTAACTGGAGCGTCGCCGGTGGCTCGGGCAACAGCATCACGTTCGTGATCTTCATCGGCATTCAATAGGAGACGGACATGGCCACCAAGGTTTTAACCAACGCGTTCCTGCTCTTCGCGACCGTGGATCTATCGAACCGCCTGATCTCACTCGAAGTGCCCGAGGGGTTCGAGACGCAGGATTTCACGGCCATGAGCGCAACGTCGCGCGTCTCGAAGCCCGGTCTCGCCACCGGCCAACTCAAGGCGACGCTGTTTCAGGACTATGCGGCCGGCTCCGTCGACGCGACGTTCGCCGCCCAAGCGGGTCTGATCGTGGCTGTTGAGGCCCGCGCCGATGCTGGCGCGCGCGCGGTCACGAACCCCGCGTGGACCTTCAATGGGTTCTGGAGCTCCTACAACCCGCTCGCGGGTGAGGTGGGGGGTCGGCAGACCTGCGAGGTCACGATCGAGATCAACTCGCCCATCATTCGGCTGACGGCCTAATCGGAGGGCAGGTATGGAGAGCATCACGAAGTCACTATCGCGCGAAGCCTTCCTCGCCCCGCGCGCCCTCAAGCGGGAAACAGTCGCGACGGCCGCCGGGCCGGTCAACGTGCAGGAGCTGACCGCCAAAGAGCGTGATGCCTTCGAGCGCTCCTGCGTGAAGCCGGATGGCAAGAAGACGAAGGAGGACATGACCAACCTCCGCGCCAAGCTGCTGACCCTTGCGCTGCGCGATAACAATTGGGATCGGCTCTGCCAGGACGGTGACGTCGAGGCCATCGGCGGGCTGCCGGCGTCGGTGATTCAGCCGGTCTTCGAGGCGGCGGCGCGGCTATCCGGCATCACCCCGGATGACGTGGAGGAGCTCGTGGGAAACTCCGCGGGCGAGCCGTTAGGCGGTTCGCCTTCCGACTCGCCGAGCGGTTCGGGATCCTCGACGTCGATGCCGTCCTCGAGTCCCTCAGTAGCACCCAGCTGAACGAGTGGCTGGCCTACTACGAGCTGGAAGAGGAGGACCGCAAGCAGGCCGAGCTTGCCAATGAGGCCTCCGGCAATCTGGAGGCCATGAAAGCGAAAGGGCGTCGATGACGATCGCCAGTCTCGTCGTGAAGCTGACCGCGAACGCTGCGGAATTCCACCGAGAAATGGAGAACGCTGCTCGGCGCATCGAGCGCACAGGCAAGATGATCGCGCGCGCCGGCCGCGAGATGAGCGTGGCCATTTCCTTGCCCCTTATCGCTGCTGGGTTCACGGCCTTCCGTGCCATGCTCGAGGATTCCCGGCGCAGCTTCGGGCCGCTCTTCACCGCGGTCGAAGCACTCAAAAACGAGTTCCATAACCTGTCGCTCTCGCTCGGGCGTGAGCTGCAGCCCTACTTTATCCAGTTCGTCGATCTCCTCCGCCGCGGGATCACCATCCTCGAGGGCTGGGTGGAGAGCTTCCACCGACTATCTCCGACCATGCAGAAGGTCATCATCTACACGCTGGCCTTCCTCGCCGCGCTCGGGCCCACGCTGCTTATCGTCGGGAAGCTGGTCGCCGCCGTGGGCGCGTTCATGAAGGTGCTGGGATTCCTACTGACGCCGACCGGCCTGCTCGCCATCGCCATCATTGCGCTTGCCGCGGCCATCATCTACGTCGTCACACATTGGGAATGGGCCAAACTCAAGCTCATGCTGGCGTGGACCGCCGTGCAGGAGACGGTCTATGACGTCGTCCGCGGGATCCTCTCCAGCTTCACCGATATGATTGCAGGCGCCGCCTATGTCGCGACGGCAATGAGTGGGATGCCGGGGATCGCTGGCGCGGCGTTCGGCGCGATGAGCGTTGGCTTGGCCAAGGCAGCCGAGGGCATGCAGGCGCTACAGAAACGCTTCGACGTCTTTGCCGATCAGTCAGTCGCCAAATCCGCGGCGAAGATACTGGCACTGCAAAAGGCATTCGATGCCGCGAGTACGGCTGCGGGAAAGTTGGCAACCAAGACGACGATCCTTGATGGCGTGCTGAAAAACCTCGAGGGTGCGCTCCTCCGGAGCTACCGCACCGCCCAGGTCATGGGAGACACGTTCAATCTCGCCGCATTGCACGCGCAAGACTTTCAGGCGGCGATCAAGGAGGCGCTTGACAGGGGCGTCGATCCCTCTTCGGTCGGTATGCAGAACCTCGGGAGGGATTACCGCAAGGCAGCTGAGGACGCGCGCACTTTCACGATGGCCGTAAACGCCCTGGGCCCGTCATTGCTTCAGCAGAAGGAAGCGGTGCGGCAATACAATCAAATGATCAGCATAGGCATCGCTCCCCAGATCGCGGCGACGGCCCTGATCGCCGAGGGGAAAATCATCCAAGACGTGATGTCGGGTATCGCCGATGGGATTGAGGCCGTGGCGATGCGCATCGGCGACCTGTTTAGCGGCGTCTCCAGTCGCGTCCGCGGGTTCTTTGCCGCGATCGGCAGTGTGCTTGCCGGCGTGATGAAGCAAATCGGCAAGACGCTGGTCGAGCTCGGCGTGGTGGCAATCATGTACGGGAAACTCGGTTTCGCGATCAAGTTCTTCGCCAAAAATCCGCTTGCGTCGATCGCGGTCGGCGTGGCGCTGATTGCGTTGGGCAACCAGCTCGGGGCCGCGGCGGAGCGAACCGCGAGTGCAGGTGGTGACACGGGCGGCGGCGGGGGCGGATCCGTGTCCTCGTCGAGCAGCGCTCCGCAGCAGGGTTCAACGGATCTGATTCTGCGGATCGAGACGCCCGACGGGATCGTGGACGCGATCTTCCGCGACCCGCGCAATGCGGACGCGCTGGCCAAGGTACTGGAAGACCTGAGCGGGCGCCGTGTGACGACCGTGTTCAAGAGCAACGAATGACAGTCTCCAAGTTTCTGTTCGGCAATGGGCTAGAGAATGAAATTCGCGTGGGCTTCCCGCTGATGGATCTCATCACCGATCGGGAGGACGGCGAGGGCTCGGAATACATCGACGTCCCGGACGGCTCCGTCGATACTTGGCGCCAGAACAAGATGTTCACGATGCAGGCCGAGGCGCGGTGGATCCCCGACGGGCCGGGCACCAATCCCGTGCAGACGCAGCTGTCAGGCCCCGTGAGCTGGGAAGAGTTCATCGACTGGGCGCGCGACGGCCGGGCACTGCGCTTCGTGCCCGATGAAAACGTCCCGGACTTCTACGTCGACAACACCTATCTGGTCGAGCCGCGCAAGGGCTTTGGGAGTCTTTCACCCGACATCAAGCGCAACATCCCGCTGAAGCTGCGGAATCCCGCGAAGAGTTTCCACGAGGCGATGCGCGGCATCATGTTCGAATATGCGCCGGGGGCAAGTCTCACTGATCCCTTGGCCGCGGCATTCACGCGTGCAGGAACGGCATGGCAGCTCGGTCTCAACGGTCTCTATGCGGCCGCGGCGACGGACGTACTCCGCGATCGCGACTATGAAGCTGGACTGCGCGGCGCGCGATTCGACAGGGGTGCAACGAATCTCATCGAGAATGGCGATTTTGAATCCGATGCCGTCGGCAGCGCAGCGAGCGGTAGCGCGACCCTCATCCGGAGCACGGCCTTCGCGCGCAACGGTGCCGCATCCCTCAAGGTCACGACCGCGAATTCCAGCTCGTCGGGTGCCTTCATACACAACCGCGCCGGAACCAGGATCCCTGCGACGGTCGGTCTCGACTACGTGCTATCTGGCTGGGTCTACGTCCCGGCCGCATCGGTGGGTAAGACGGTCAAGGTGCGGATCGAATGGTGGAGTTCGGCACCGGCATTCCTAAGTGCAAGCGAGGTCAGCGGCATTGTCCTGGTTGCGGGCTGGCAACGTCTGTTGGTGACCGGGCTTGCGCCGGCCAGTACGGCGACGGCCGACTGCTTCATCGGGGGCGACAGCGCCCAAGGGATTTGGGACTTCTACATCGACGTGGCGCTATTCGAGACCGGAAAGCGACCCTCATCCGCGATTCCAACGAATACCGCCGCCGTGACCCGCAACAATGACGGCGCACTTAGCTGGAGCTTTCTGTGGACACCGCAGGCGATGTTTATGCTGGTCGATTACACTGATTTTGGGATCGGCTCAGGCGGCGGCGGCGGCGCATCCCTCCTTGCTCAGATTGGCACCACATTTCAGGGGGGCTGGTTCCTTCTCGATGCCGGCGGCGGCGGGGGTAACGGACTCCAAGCCTATCACGAGCCGCTCGGTCAAGCGAAGAGCTCACTCATCGGCCCGACGGCGGCATACAAGGACCGCGTTCGCGCAGTCGCGTTGCTGTTCCCAGACGGCTCCGTGCAAGCGGTGCGCTCGATCAATGGCGCTGCAGACGCATTCGGTGGCCGTTCTACCGCGACAGTGGATCCCGTCTTCACGCCATGGACTCCGGCGACCGTATTTATCGGCGCGGCCGGCGGGTTCAACGGCTTCGCCGTACACCGCATGAAACTCGGCCCGCTCACGTTCGGCGGCACCACCCGGGATACGACAGCCAAGGCGCTCGCGGCGTGACTGTTTACAGTCCAGCATACCGGTTGTGCATCATGTCGCCGCGGTCGGTCGATCTCAGCGAATCCACCGCCCTGACGCCCCGCGCCGGCTCTCTGCATACCGATCCCTTCAAGGTCACGACGCTCGGCGTCGGCATCCCCGCGCCCGCCAAAATCACGAGCGGTATGCTCTCCCATTCCGGCATGACGGTCTTCACCGCGGCCGCCTGCGTCGACGACGTGCTCAACGTCGCCGCCTGGGGCACCGATTCTGCCGTCCCGGGTGCCTGGCTGCAGTGTGATCTCGGCGTTGGCGTTGCACGGCAGTTTCGCATGTGCCGCATTCGCGTCCAGGACGGTGCGGGTGGCACCTATGCGGGCATCTACGACGTCGAGTACTCCGACAACGGCTCCGTGTGGACCAAGGCGGCGCTGAGCCTCAAGCCCGTGATGCCCGGCACGTGGACCGCTACCGGGTGGGCTGATGTGTTGACGCATCGCTACTGGCGCATCCTGCTGATGAACACACCGGGCGCGGGGCCCGAATTGTCCGAGCTCGAGTTCTGGGAGCTCGGCGGGCCGGGCGCCTGGAAGCCCTACCTGCGGCCACCGGAAGGACGCCATGGCATCTTTGATCCCCTGACCCGAAAGCTCGATACGGGCGTCATGACAGCTGGCCTGATTGATCGCCAACTCACGCCCAGCCAGAACCTGCAGCGCTGGGTGACGCAGCAGTTGGGCGATTCGAAGAACCGCAACCAACTCCTCGGATTACTCGGCAAGTGGGATGAGAGTCTCGACGGGGGGGCGACCTGGGCACCATACTTCACGGGTCGCATCGATCTCACGAAGCTCGACCAGAAGAATGCCTACAGCTTCCCCTGCCGCGATGGCGTCGACGAGCTCGATGTCGATATCTTCGCCGAACGGCCGCATAGCTCGCTCACGAACACGGCGCCGGCCCAGGTCTGGCCACTCGGGCCTCCGATCGCCTATGGCGGACTTCAGCCCTCGCTCCCGATCAAAGGGAAAATCCAAAACGCCACGGGCTTCGCGGCCTCGGCCGCGGTGAAGTCGGTCCTGGTCGACGGTGACCAGGTGCTGAAGCCGACCAATCGCATGTCGGGGCTCTTGGAAGCGGTCACGAATTCGTTCTACGTCGTCGCGACGGGGAATGTCGGCAAAACGTTCACCGCCTATTTCCCGGAAGGCATCGTCTATGCAACGCGGGCGCGCCTGAAGCTCAAGCGGCTCGACAATTCCAACAGCGGCCAATTTCAAGTCGGCGTCATTCGGTCGACCCCGATCATTGGAGCGACGCCGGCGATCGGGTTTCCCGGCATCGTCCTCGAGGTCGTTCTCGCAGAACTGCCCGCGACCGATCCCGCCTTTCTGGCCATGCCGGCGAACGGCACCTCCGTGGAGATCAGCATCATCCTCCTCGAGGCCCCGGGTGATCAGGCGCCGATTTATATCCAGGACACCCATCCGGTCCAGATGCTCGAGGATCTACTCGCCGGCAAGTACGGGCGGCTGAATCCCGACGGGACGGTGCTGCAATCGTTCGTGCCTGAGCCGACGAGTTTCGCAGCGCTCAAAGCTGACCTGACGATCCCCCCTTTCCGCGGCCGGATCGCGAGTCGCGATAAGCTCCGCAGCTTCGTCGAACTCGCACTATTGCAGACGCCGTTCAACCTGGGCTGGCGGCTCGACGCCGATAACCGGGTGGTGGTGTTCAACACGCGCCGGCCATCTTCCCTTGCGGGGATCGGGACCATCACAGATGCCGACCTCGTTGATACGAAGGACGCGTTCCAGTGGGAGCAGGGACGTCAGAATGCGATTACCCAGCTCGAGGTGCTCTACTATGTCGATGTGCCGGCCGGTACAGACGACAAGGTCATCACGAATGCGAATGGGGCGGTCTCCGCGCCCGTCGTGCGACCGGTGCAGAGCAACGTGCTCGAGGTCACGTTCGGTCGCAGCGACCTGGGTCAGAAGCGCCAGACCTTCGATGCGATCGGGTTCCGCGCGATGCTTGGCGAGACGGTCCAGGGCCAAAGCCGCCTGACCTGGCTGGTGCGCACGATCAAGAAGGGGATGGAGGAGATCCGGCCGATCTTTGCGACAGGGCCGGCCTATGGACAGCTGCGCTGCCAGCGCACGGCCAATACTAAGCCCTGGCAAGTCGGGCAGCTTAAGATCATCGACATCGATGCGATGCCCGATCCGACGACCAATCTGCGCGGAGGCCCGCGCGTGATGATGGCCGTGGCGCGCGATGAGCGAAAGCCGGAGATCGACTTCCGCGTCCTCGATCTGGGGCCCAATACCATTGCGGCGACGCCGACGCTCGCGAGTCTCGCTACCGACGCGGCGGATACGGCGCACGGCTTCACGGTCACCGTCACGCTGAATGGGACGAACGACCCGGTCGAAATCTGGTACGCGGTGACGGCCACGGGCGTGGGGACGGTCCCCGTCGACACCGACCCGCTCTGGAGCTTTGGTGCGCGGGTCAAGGTGGCGGGCGCGGTGACGGTCATCAATCTCCCGGCGGGCAAGAAGATCTGGGTGCGCGCGCGCTCCGTGCCGGCACACGACGGCTCGAGCACGGACGTGATGCGCTTTCCGTCCGACTGGTATCATCCTGCCACGGACAATGTCACGCTGTCGACGATCACGGCGCCGTCGGCGCTCGGGACTACCGAGGTCACCGGCAAACGGGCGGTGATCACGTTCACACCCGGCGATACGCGACTGCCGACGGAGGTACTGGTCGCTACACCTGTGACCGATCCGCGGGTGCGTGTGATGACGCTCGCCCCCGGTGCCACGCGCGCCGAGCTGCTCGACCTCGCGCTCAGTACGACCTATCGCGTGGGCCTGCGGCACACGGACATGCTGGCAGGGTTCTCGAGCGAGGTGACGGTCGATGTGACGACGACGGGCACGCCGGCCGTCGCACCCGATCCCGGCGGCATCGCGATCGTGATCGGCGCCGCCTGAGATGGTCCTCATCGCGGACGGCCTCGCCCCGCAGAGCTACGGGATTGGGATCAACATGATCCCGGGCGATCCCGCGTTTCAGGTGGAATTGCAGCGCGCGCCGGACAGCGGCGGCTCGCCGGGTGCGTTCGCCACGATCACCACCCTGCCGCCGATGCCCGCGGCGATGACCTACGTGGACATCCTGCCCCACGACAATGCGTTCCGGCATTACCGCTGGCGCCATATCGGGCCCGGCTACGATCCGAGCGCGAACTGGAGTGCGATCGGTCGGGGGAAACCCGCGCGCTTGGAGGGACCGGCTGCGGAGGGCGGGCTGATCTCGCTCTACCCGATCGTGCGTGGGCGGCCGCTGTCCGATGGCAAGTTCGCCCTGCAAGCAACGGAAATCGACGGCTCGACGAAGAGCTCGAGCGCGCACAATCCCCAAGCGTCGATTATTCCCACCCCTGCGGACCCGACAATCCTGCTCTACAAGGCTGCTGGACCAGCGACGGGTCGCATGTACGGCATTCTGCGACGCCTGAGCTCCTACGTCTTCCGGCGACCTGATGGTTCTACGCTTACCGCGCCAGCGACCAATGCCTATTCACGTCCGGCGCAGCCAACACTCTCGCAAGTCGTGGCTGGTGCCTTGGGGGCGCGGACACGCTGGGTCCGTGTCTTCTATCTCAAGTTTATGCCGCGGAGCGGGAATAACATCTGGGTCATCTACCGAACAAGCATAGAGCAATCCATTTCGCTGTCAGCGAACAATTTACTGAAGGTCACCGCGCCGCCCACTGTCACAGGTTACGACCGCTGGGGTCTGATGGTCGGACCGACAAGTAACAATGAACTATTCCAGCGATCGTCGGTGGATGCCGTTCCGTTCGGGACGGATTGGACCGAGCCGGTCGGGGGCGCTGATCTGACGAACGGATCGCCCTATGACGCGCAGATGGACGATGGGCTCACCATTGAGGGACTGACTGCATCCACGAATTATCAACTCTACGTCTTTTTCGATTCAACCGTTGACACGCCTGCGGGCGGGGTATTCCGCATCGGAGCAAACGCCGGCGGAGCACCGCCGGCGGGCATCGACACGGCCGCCGCAGCGGATCAGAATGGTGACGGAATGATTCCGCTCAGCTTCGGTGTGAGCGTGGTGCTGCCAGTCCCGGTCGGAGCGGGCAGCAATTCAGGGAACGGCGCAGGCAATCCGAAATATCAATGACGCTCTATTTCGTTCAGACTGCCCAGCTCGATGCGAATTCACCGCGGGGGGCGTGGCACGCATGCGTCTGTCCCGGTACTGCGGTGTGGTCGCTGTGCTTGGTGATGCGCTGGGCCGATGATACCGCCGACGATGACTGGGAGGTGGCGACGAACGCCCAGGCCGTCTACGCGGAGAACTTGGGCAATGTCGTGCCGCCGATCGCTGTTACCGCGCTCGGGCCATGGGGCGTCGTCCCGACAGACACCATCCGGCAGGCGCTACGAAAGGTGAAACACAACTGGCCAGTCATCGCTCATGTGGTTCGTTAGCACGGCGCCGATTTCTGCGTGCCAGCATACGGGTTCTTCGTGAAGTCGAACCACCAATACTCGGCTCCATCGGGATAGGCGGCGGCGTCTGATGCCACCCCGGTCTGTGGATTGAACCACGGCCCTGACGCCTTGAACCAGGCGCCATTGCGACCCGTTGTGTCGCCCGCGAAATACTCGTAGCGCACGCTGTCGGTCGGGGTTGTGCTGGTGAACTGGATGCAGACGCGTGCGCTCCAGGGAATCGCTGTCTTCTGCATCTGTCCGCTCGCATCGCGCCAAATAAACGTGATCTCTGCGCCCTGAATGGGGGCGCCGGATCCGAAATTGTAGAACAACACCGTCGGGTCGAGTCCTTGTGGACCGGATGGGTTGCCGCAGGCGGCGAGCAGCATCACAGCAAGCACTAGGTAGCGATTCATGGTTGCCTCTGACGTCGGAAGATCAATCCCACTATTGGGACGGCCTGCACAAATTCCCAGCCCTGCGCGTTCAGCTCGTTCATCACCCCGACGAGCGGATCGGTATCGTGTTTTGGTCCTGTTCGCTCGCGCAGCTCGAGCGCCCGAATCAGCGCCGCACTGCTGACGGTGCTGTCACCGGCGCTCCAGGTGATCGGCGCCGGTAGACCCATCGCATCCCGGATGGAGAGGCGGCCGTATTCCCAGCGCGGCTGCTGGGCGGCGAGCGGTGTCGCGAGCACGATCATGATCCAGAGATACCGCATCACGGTTTCCTCGTCTTGGCCCAACGAGCGAGAGACGCCTTCTTCGCAATCGCTGAGCGCCTGCTTTTACTTAGCTTGCGACTTCTAGCCACGCCACCAAGATGGCCCAAGACTCTAGCACTGCGATCTCCCGGCCAGGATGCTGGGAATGCGGCCCATTGCGGAACAGGCGCTTTCCCGTTTTCCCTATGCCAATCGAGATGGCAGTTCGTACACAGCCAACGCACGGTGAGGGGATTGGCGTAATTATCGTGATGGGCCAGAACTTGCTTGTCGCTTCCGCATATTTGGCATGCTAGCGGTGCAACCAGATAGCCCCGCTCACGTGCGAACGCCACGGCCGTATGAGCCGCAATGACTATCCGTTTACGCGAGATCATGCGTGATGCCTAGCTGCATGCATAACAGATAAGCGCTCGGCATCCCCCGCGCAAGCGGGAAGGAAGCCCGGGTAGCGCCTGGCTTGGTTTCCTTGGTTCCAAGGAAACCAGCGATAGCCCGCATGTCTGCGCCACTACCGGAAGCCCGAACCATAGGAACTATTGCCTAAGCCACGGGAAAACCCCACATTAGGTCTGAGGACTGGGGATAACTCATAACCACGAGCCCCCCGTTTCGCCCGCAC